GAGAAGAGGATCATCTACTGGGGATGGTGTAGGATTAAGAAAAACATCCATAGGTGGAACTTTAGCACAATCATCTATAACATCATTTGCAGCTGGATTTAATTCAATAGCATTAACATCAAGTGATAGTGATGCTAAATTTATATCATTTGTAGATGATAGTGATGCTTCATTTACTATATCTAATTTCAGAGTATCTCGCATAACTCGTAATGGTTTCGTAGAAACTTGGTACGACCAAAGTGGTAATGGGCAAGATGCTACACAAATAACCGCAACTCACCAACCAGAATTAGTTGTTAATGGTGGGATAGTTAAAAATTCTGGAGGAAGACCTTCACCTAGATTTTCAAGAGTTGATGATAATGGCAGAGAATTAAGTTTTAGTGGAGTTAATGCAGACAATACATCTGTTTATGTAGTCAACGAACAAAATAGAAACTTTTCAAATGTTCTTGTTTCTAATATGAGTGGTAATTTTAGAATAAGATTTGGAAGACAAGTTGATTCTTCTGATAACAATAAAAGAAAAGTAGAACTAGAAATTAATAATGCTAGTGGCTATGCCCGATTATATGGCACTACTAATTTAAATACACACCCAGCATATGGTTTATATTTAGCTTATCTTAAAAGTGGCGGTACTAGTAAAGTAGGATTTAATTCAGTAACGGCTACTAGCACATCACTAACACTATCTGATACATATACTTGGAATCAAATATTTAGAGGAGACAGTAATGTTCCGTCTACTGGAACTATAAAAGAAACACAATTTAATCATATGATACCAGAAGTAATTATTTACTCTGGCGATAAACTAGTAGAAACAAAAATAGCAGATGAAATAAAAAGTTATTACAATATTTAATTATGAGCGAAGAAACAATCAATTACTTAGTATACGACAACGAAGCTGATGCTATTGCAAGAGCAGAAACAGAGGGTGCTAGACGAGGCTATGCTTACCACAGAGTAGGCTTTGGTACTCGTTACCACACTTACCCACAAGTGACTGCTGATGGCAAGTACGCTTTACTCGTAACTGACTACGAATTATTAGAGGAGGAACTCCCTTCTATTGTTACTAGTGTAACATTCCCAACACGAGAAGATGCATAAGACAGCCAAATCAATATACACTACTCTAGAAGGTGATCGTTACCAATATGTAGACAGAGCTAGACAATGCTCTAAACTAACGATTCCTTATGTGATGCCAGACGAAGGCTTTGGTCCTCACAGTAGATTGGAAACACCCTTCCAAGGGATCGGTGCTAGAGGTGTAAATAACTTGGCATCTAAATTGCTACTAGCTTTACTCCCACCTAACGCTCCGTTCTTTAGACTGAACATTGATACATATCAATTACGAGCTGAAGGTTCTCCAGAAGAACTTATATCAGAGATAGAGACTTCTCTACAACAAGTAGAAGAAGCTGTGATGGATGAGATTAGTAGGGAAACATATAGGACTGGTATTCATGAAGCACTTAAACATTTAATTATAACAGGTAATGCCTTACTTTATTTACCAGATGATGGTGGTATGCGTGTATTTCATTTGGATCGTTTTGTGGTTAAGCGTGATCCAATGGGTAATGTAATCAAGATAGCTACAAAAGAAAACATAGCTTACTCCACATTACCAGAGCCTGTCCAACAAGCTATTGGATCAGACAGTGATCAAGACACTTTAGATCTCTACACTTCTGTATGTCGTGAGAATAACAAATGGAAGATACAACAGGATGTAGAAGGTGTAGTTATTATGGAAGGTATTTATGACATAGATAAGAATCCTTTCATACCTCTACGATTCTCTCGTGTAGATGGCGAAGACTATGGTAGATCTTATGTAGAAGAATATCTAGGTGATGTACAATCACTAGAGTCTCTTACTAGAGCTATCGTGGAAGGTAGTGCAGCAGCTGCTAAGGTTCTGTTCCTTGTCAATCCTAACGGTACAACGAGAGCTAGAACATTAGCTGAGTCTCCTAACGGTGCAATCACACAAGGTAATGCACAGGATATCTCTGTACTACAGCTCAACAAATTCAATGACTTTAGAGTTGCCCAAGAAACTATGGCAGCAATCAAAGACCGTATTGGTCATGCGTTCTTACTCACATCTGGTGTAGTTCGTAACGCAGAGCGTGTAACAGCTGAGGAGATTAGAATGCTCAGCCAAGAACTAGAGACTGCTATTGGAGGTTTGTACTCTTTACTAAGTACAGAACTACAAATGCCTATGGTTAATCGCATCATGGATGTGATGAACAGGAAGAAAGCTCTACCTAAACTTCCAAAGGATCTAGTAAATCCTGTTATCATTACTGGTGTAGAAGCTCTAGGACGAGGTAACGATCTACAGAAGCTTGACCTATTCCTTGGTGGAGCATCCCAGATCGTTGGACCAGAAGCTCTGATGCAGTTCGTCCATGTTCCAGAATACTTTAAACGCAGAGCTACTTCTCTTGGTATCAAGACAGCTGGACTGATCAAGACTCAAGAAGAAATAGAAGCTAAAGAACAACAATATAACAATCAAGCCTTGACAGAGAAGCTAGGACCTGCTGGAATAAAAGCAGTATCAGATAATATACAATCACAACAACCACAAGTTTAATCATGGCAGACTATCAATCAGTATCAATCAATGAAAATACAGAGAGTGAAAACATCTCTTTAGAAGAACAAGCAGCAAAACAAGATGCTCAAGCACAACCAACTGGAGAAGCTCCACAAACAACTGAGGAGTCTCGTCCTTCTTGGTTACCAGAAAAGTTTGAATCAGCTGAAGAATTGGCTAAAGCCTACGACAGCTTACAAACTAAAATGTCTAAATCCAGTAAGAGTAATAAAACCAAACAACAGGATTCCACAGAAACGGTTGATAATATTAACACCGCATTCAGCCAAGCTACTGAAGAGTTTACGGAAACAGGAGAACTCTCTGAGGGGGCATTTGAATCGTTGGCTAATGCTGGTATACCAAGAGAGTTTGTTGAAGCTTATCTGGAAGGTCAGACTGCTATCGCTGATAACCAAACAGCACAAGTGCAAGAGCTTATTGGAGGTCCTCAGAACTACGAGGCAATGGCTGAGTGGGCTGTTGAAAACCTCTCGGAAGAACAATTGGAAGCATACAACGAAGTGGTTGAATCTGGTACTGTAGATCAAGCTAAGATGGCAGTCCAAGGATTGTTCTCACAATTTACAGCAGCTGGTGGTAAGACTCCACAAGTTGTTATGGGAGCTACACAAGGAGCTTCTGTTAAACCTTTCAACTCAGCAGCCCAAGTTACTGAGGCTATGAAAGATCCTAGATATAAGAATGACCCTGCCTACCGTCAGAATGTAGAGCAGAGACTAGCTGTCACATCAATATTCTAGACTCTCACTTTTATGAATATGGAATTAATTAGTTTAATTGGCGGATCAATCAGCGGTTTTGTATTTAAGCTCGTAGGTGTTATGGTTCAAAGCCAAATAGATTTAGCAAAATCTAAGATAGAGACTCAGCAAGCTGCTGACGACTCAGCCGACAGAGCGGCTCAAAGAACAGCTGGTCAATGGGTAAGACGAGGGATTGTAGCAACCGTTCTGTTTGCTATCGTTGTCGCACCATTCATAATAGCCTTTACAGATATTGGTGTAACCATTCCTGTAGAGAAAGGTTGGTGGATCTTTAGTACAATGGTGTACGAGACTCAAGAAGGTCTATTGATCCACGATTCAGTAATTCAAAGTTTATATGCAATAATAGGATTTTATTTTGGAAGCAGTACATTAAATAAATAATGAGCAAACGAAAGGGTGTGTCGCTTCGTAAAGAACACAAGAATAAATCTGGTGGTCTTTCTGAAGCTGGTAGAAAATATTACAACCGTAAGACAGGCTCAAACCTAAAGAGACCGCAACCAGAGGGAGGACCAAGGAAGCGGTCTTTTTGTGCAAGGATGAGTGGGGTTAAAGGACCTATGAAAGATGAGAAAGGTAGACCAACTCGTAAAGCTCTAGCACTTAGAAAGTGGAAATGCTAATGAAAGGTTGTGGTTGTGCTAAATGTATGCGTAAATCTTTAACACTAAAGAAAGGGAAAAACAATGCCAAAGGTAGGTAAAAAAGAATATTCATATACTAAAGAAGGAATGGCTAAAGCTAAAGCTTCAGCTAAACGCAAAGGACTAAAAGTTAAATACGGTAAGTAATGGCTAAAATATGTCCTGCTGGTATCGCTTGGGCAAAGCGTACCTTTGATAAGTATCCATCAGCGTATGCTAATATGGCAGCGTCAAAATATTGCAAGTCCCCAACATATGGGAAAAGAAAGAAACTTTCAGTTAAGAAGAAGAAGTAATGGGAGAGTTAGCTAAGTGGAGAAGACAGAACTGGGTTCGCATTGGGACTGATGGTAACATCAAAGGTCCTTGTGGCACTAGCAAAAACAAAAAGAATCCAGACAGATGTCTACCAATGTCAAAAGCTAGAAGTCTCTCTAAAGGTGATAGAGCAGCAACAGCAAAGAAAAAGAAACGAGAAGGAGCTAAAGGTAAACAGTTCGTAAGTAATACTAAGAAGGCTCGTGTAAAGTTGCGTATCAAGAAATAGAATTTCGTCCATAATACTAGTAGCACAATGCCCTTTGAGGAGGATAACATTAGGTCAGCAAATGTAGACAAGGACACCAAACAACACACTAATAAATAATAACCCTAAATAAAAGGAAACAATAACCATGGCAAATGGAAACACAAGCCCATCCAGAGTTGGCTTAATTAACTCTGGTGCTGTGAACTCAGATGTAGATGCTTTGTTTCTGAAAGTGTTCTCTGGTGAGATCCTAACCACATTTGAAGAAGCAAATGTGATGAAGGAGCTTCACACAGTTCGCACAATCAGTAACGGTAAAACTGCACAGTTCCCAGCAACAGGCATAGCTACTGCCAAATATCATACAGCAGGTGAAAACATTGCTGATAGCGACAATAGCTATTTATCAGACATCAAGAAGAATGAAATCACAATCTCAATTGACGATGTTCTTCTTGCTTCAACATTCCTAGCGAACATTGACGAGTTAAAAACACACTACGATGTCCGTAGCATTTACGCTCAAGAGCTTGGTAAAGCTTTAGCTAAACGCTTTGACATCGCTGTGATGAAAACACTCATCGCTGGTGCTAGACAAAACTCAACAATCACTGGTGGTAACGGTGGTACACAGATTACTAGTGCTACTTTAACCACTGGCGAAGGCTTGTTAGAAGCTATCTATGAGGTAGCTCAGAAGCTTGACGAGAAAGATATACCAACTGAGGATCGTTATGCTATCTTAACACCAACACAATACTACAAGTTAATCACAGATGCGTCATCTAATAACGCTCTTAATCGTGACTTCGGTGGTGTTGGTTCTATCGCTAGTGGTAACATCCCTCAAATCGCTGGTATCTCATTGTACAAGTCTAACCACTTACAAGATATCATTACACTCGGTGCTGAAGCTAACCAAGATCAAGACGATGATAAAGCAAAGAACGATGTGTTTGATGTTAACCATTCTGGTTCTGATAACGGAACTGGTTACAATGGTGACTTATCATCTACTGGTTTCATAGCTGGTCACAAAGCTGGTGTTGGTACAGTCAAATTACTTGACTTGGCAACAGAGTCTGAGTATCAGATGGAAAGACAAGGTACATTGTTCGTAGCTAAATACGCTATGGGTCACGGAGTTATCCGCCCAGAGTGCTGCGTTGAAGTACAATAACTCTTAACATAGTTGGGGGTCACACTTCGTGACCTCCAGCTTTTTTTTTAACTTTATATAAAACATGGCTGAGAAAAATGATCTAACCTTCGTGGATTCAGTAAACATCTGTTTATCTGCAATCGGAGAACAACCTACAACTGGAGATGCAAGCGGTAAAGTAACTGTTAATACAAATACAAATCGTATTGTACAAATCACTTCAGATTTACTTAAAGAAGTTACTATTGATGTTGAAAATAGAGGATGGGATTTCCAAGCTACAACTGGTACAGTAGAAGGTATAGATATAACTTCCAATAAATATGATTGGAATGCTGTACACACTGTCTCGTTCAAACGCTATGTTACAATTCGTGCTGCTAGAGTATTACAAGCTAGGTATGTTACGGATGAGACTTTACACACTTTCAGTGCAGCTGAAGAAGCGTTCTCGTACGCTAACTTACAACAAGTAGATGCCACAGCTAGACTAGCAGCTCAGTTTAAACTTCCAGATAGTATTACTAATTTAGGAATAGAGAAGACTGACTTCCTTGCTGGTACTGTAGAAGAAAAACTAGGTTATCTAAGAATGGCTACAGAGGTTAATAATACTCAGTTAGTCAACGCACAGAAGTTACGAGTAGATGAAGAAACGGATTTACTGCAACAACAATTTTTAACAGAACAACAAGAGACAGATAAAAGAACATCTGAGAAAGCTCTGATAGATGCACAGGAACTAAAGACTGATGCCGAGACCGAGTTGATTAAAGATCAAGAAGCTTTGGTTACCCAACAAGTTACCACAGAAATACAACAAGGAACTAAAACACAAAAAGAAGCTCTTTTAATAACTGCACAAGAATTAAAAGTAGATGCTGAGAAACTACTAGTAGATGAGCAAGCAGCTAAGACTACAGCTGAAACAGCTCTCATAGCTGACCAAGAAGCTTTGGTAACACAGCAAGCACTGACAGAGGCAGAAGAAACTACAAAACGAACAGCTGAGAAAGATTTATTATTGGCTCAAGAGTTGAAAGTAGACGCTGAAAAACTATTAGTAGATCAGCAAGCATCTAAAACTACAGCTGAAACAGCTTTGATAGCAGATCAAGAGGCTCTAGTGACACAGCAAGCTCTGACAGAAGCACAGCAAACAGCTAAGGTAACAGCTGAAACAGCTTTAATAGAAGACCAAGAAGCTTTAGTAACGCAACAAACCTCAACAGAAGCACAAAATACCACTAAGGTACAACGAGAAGGAGAGTTACTCCAAGCTCAAGAACTTAAAACTGATGCTGAGACAGAGTTAGTAAAAGATCAAGAAGCTTTAGTTACACAACAGAAGTTTACGGAAATAGAAGAGACTGCTAAGCGTACTGCTGAAAAAGATTTACTTGTAGCTCAAGAATTACAAGTAGACGCACAGACTGCAAAGACCAATGCTGAAAGAAATACTGAAACAAGAGTTCAAAGGAAATTAGAAGAAGAAACAGATTTACTTGAAGCTCAAGAGTCACGCATAACAGGTGAAACAGCGTACATAATTACCGCTGAGAATGATTACCTAGCGGTTCTCAAAGGTACAAGTGTACTAACTAGTAATATCTTTTACGATCAACGCAATAATCCTAGATATCATGATAAAAGAGATTCGTTTAGAATGATGGGTGTTAAGGAATCAGACTTTTCAGCAGCACCAGCTTACAAAAAACTTTCTATGTTAGAAGAAGCTGATTCGTTTAGTCAACATCAACTCAGTAATACAACTGCTGTAGCTTTACCTACTGCTAGAACAGGTGGCTACGGTTACTGGGCAGTAGAGATGTATCAAAAATTAGGATACGGTAATGCTATAACTTCAAACAAAAGCCCAATCACTAGATGGTTATATGATGTTTATTTAAACAATCTATACACTTTAGGTGAAAGAAAATTATCATGGACTCGTAGAACTATTAAGCTTACTGCGGATAGTAACGGTAGATTAAAAGCACCTTTAAGTAGTGGGTTTGTAATAGGAGGAGGAAGAACATACAACACCTATACTTACTATAGAATTGACGGTAAGCAGTTAGGATACGAAACTCATACAGAAAGTGGTGAAGATTATAATATTCTTGTAGATTTAGATTTAGATGAAAACCAATCAACTTCCTTTAACGGTGAATACACGGTAGAAGTCGGTCAGACAATGGATTTACATCAAAGTAATGGTATTGCTCCGTTGTTTGAAAACTGGGTACAAAGTTATACTTTACTACAGTTTGTTGAGACATATCCTGTCAATGCTACAGAAGTAGAAAAGTTTAGAAAAGAAGAAGCTCGTTTCAGATCCTTGATGGAACAAGAAGAAGCAGAGCTTGGACAGTATAATATTTTAGATTCTACTGATGTAGCACAACGAGTAGGACATAATCGTAATTACAATCTTTTATAATGCCTCTAATAACACAAGCCATACCTAATTTTGTACAAGGTGTAAGCCAGCAACCTCCAGCTCAACGCTTGGCAGGTCAGTCTGAAGTTCAAGTAAATGCTTACAGTGATCCAGTTACAGGGTTACGGAAAAGACCACCAGTAATTTTTGGTAAAAATATACGAACAGATAAGTTAGATTTTAGTGCAGATAAGGTAGAGATTATTCGTAATGATTCTAACGGTAAATTTAGTACCGTTATACATGACGGTAAACTTCATGTATATAATTTAGAAACAGGATTAGAAGCTAATATTTTAACTCGTACAGGAAATAATACAACTGGGTTACCTATTAATACAGATGATTATTTAGATACAGAAAGCGAATCCGCTGAAACAGCTTTATTCTATTTAAATGTTGGTTCTACAACTTATATCGGAAATAAAAGAGTAGCGGTTGCTACTAAGAATGATCGCACAGATCCTGCTGACACCACAAGTTATGTCTATATTAAACAAGGAGCAGCTGATGTAGGTTATCAAATTATACTAGATCATAATGATGATGGAGCTGCACCACCTACCCAAGCGGCTTTTAGTTTTTCTGTTGTTAAGTATACTACTAGAGAAAGAAGAGTGGGAGCAAAAAACTACTGGCGTCTTAACGGTAACACAGCCACAATAACCGCTGGCGGTACTGGGTATACTACAGATAGAGAGATTTCATGTATACTTAGAGACCCATATAGCGGTGCAACTCGTAAACTTAGTACCTCAAATGGTACTTTAATAGTAGAAACAGGAGCTAACGGTGCATTAACGAGTGTGAAAACTAGTTTGTCAATAAATCATACTCTTTTTAGTAATGTCCGTGGAAATACACCTCCACCTACCGAACAGATAACACCTCCTAACGATCCTAATTATTCATCAACCAAAATTACAGCGTCTTATTCCAGTCATACAACTAATAAATTACCTGTAAACGGTGTAGATACTTACGGTCAAGCTGTAGCTAAAAATTCTACAGATTTGATTGCTGAAAAATTAAAAGATGCACTTATAGCTAGTTCTGTTGTAGTCGCTGCTGAAGGTACTACCCTCAATTCTAATCATAGGTTTATTGCTTCTAGAGAAGGTAACATGATTAAAATTAGAGTTCGTGGTGATATAGGAATAGTTAATAGTACCTTTACATATAGTATAACTACCAATGATTCGTTAGCTAATAACGGTTTACAAGCTATCAAAGAGCAAGTTAATAGTATTACAGATTTACCTTTAGTCGCTTTTAATAACACAAAAGTTAAAATTAGCGGTGATGAAGCTTCGGAAGACGATTACTATGTAGAGTTTGAAACTACTAATGGTGCTAATTTTGGAGAGGGTTACTGGAAAGAAACTATAGGTTTTGATGTATTAAAATCTTTAGATCCAGAAACTTTACCTCATGTTTTAAAGCAAGTTCAATACGGTGACGGAGGTAGCACCCCAGATATCTTTTTCTTTGGTCATGTACAAATAGAAGAAAGATTAGTCGGTGATGATTTAAGTAATCCATTCCCTTCGTTCTTCCAAAGAAGAATTGAAAATATGTTCTTCTTTAAGAATCGTTTAGGTTTCTTATCTGAAGATAGAGTGATAATGACAGAATACGGTATAGGTAAAGAATTATTTGGTCAGCTCTATTACAACTTTGGTAAAACTACGGTTCAAGTTTTGGTAGATACAGATCCTATAGATGTAACAGTTGCAACTGATAGATCTACGGATCTAAAATCAGCTGCTACTTTTCAAGATAAATTAATTTTATTCTCAGATCATACCCAGTTTGTTTTAGGAGGTGAAACTCAGTTAACACCTCGTACCATCTCTATAGTTCCTGTAACTAACTATGATATCTCTTCTTCTGTTAATCCTGTTACTGTAGGTGATGCGGTTTATTTCGCAACAAACCAAGAAACATCTATGACAGTACGAGAGTTTATTCTTAACGAAGTCACAGATACTTATACAGCGTTTGATGTAACTGCTCAAGTTCCTAACTATATACCTACTAATGTATCTTACTTAGCTGGAACAGGTACTTCTAGTATATTAGCTGTAGCTTCTAAAAGTAACCGTAAAGAGTTATATATTTACAAATTCTTAGTCGTAGATTCTAAAAAGGTTTTAAGCTCTTGGTCTAAATTTACTTTTAAACACGATATCGCAGCAATAGCGTTTGAGAAAGATAGATTAGATATAATCTTTACTCACAATGGTGGTACATACAACGGTGTGATGGATTTTGATCCTACCAGTAAACCTTCTAATCACCCATTCGTACCTCTTCTAGATTGTGTAGTAGAGAAAGATTATAATGCTACAAGCGGTTCTGTGACTTTACCTTTTACTGCTAGTGGTCTTTCTGCCAGTGATTTTGATGTAGTAAGTATAGACGGTTCTGGAGAAGTTACTAATTTACATACAGGTAATACAAAATGCACAGTTGCCAATCTCTCTTCAACAGCCATCAGTGCGAGTAGTAATGATGGGAATCCAGCTAAGTGTTATATCGGTATGAAGTACGATATGGAGTATGAGTTCTCTGAAGTAATAATGAAAGTAGAGTCTTCTCATGGAGACACACCAACAAATGTACCGTATAAGATTCGTAATATATCTTTATACTATACTAATGTAAAAGGTACAGAAGATAAAGATGACGGACATAATATCTTTGATTTAAAAGTTACAGCACCAAGAATTGGTGACTTTAGCTCAGATACGAAAAATTATGGGTTTGACACAACTCTAGATCCAAGCGATGGTTTCTTTAAAGTTCCTATATATTTAGATGGGAACGATGTAAAGTTAAAATTAGAACACAAATCTGGATACCCTGTTAATTTTCAAAATGCTGAGATTGAAGCTATAACTTATGCAAGAGCCAAGCGATACTAATCTATGTAAAGAGTACGGTGTTTGTAAACTAGTACCAGCAACATTAGACCATGTATACAAGCTTGCTCCTAAGTTACGACACTACGACTGTATGGAAGTAGGAGCATTTTTTAAAAGTAATGAAGACGCTTTATTAGATGGTCTAGAAAAAGATGATAAAACTTACACAGGGTTAGATTCACAAGGTGAACCGTTTGTAATGTTTGGGGTTGGTGTAGAGAATGAGCAACCCTACATATGGTTATTAGGAACAAAAGGGATAGAAAACAACACTTTAACATTCGCAAAACAATCTAAAAAACTTTTACCACAGCTTATCAAACCTTACGGTATAGTAAGTAATCTAGTGTATGCACATTATGGTTCTTCCGTAAAATGGTTGAAATGGCTTGGAGCTAAGTTTATTACAGAAGTAGAAATCAATGGGTATCGCTTCTATGAATTTATAATAATATCAAAATAATATGGGATTAGCAGCACCAGTCGTAAAAGGACTATCAGTAGCATCTGGGGTAGCTCAAGCAGGGCTATCTTATGCAGGTCAAAAATCTGCCGCTAAAGCTCAAGCAGCAGCTCAAGCTAGATCTTCTAAAGCTGAAAGAGAAAGATACATTCAACAGACTAACGCAGCTCGTATTCAACAAAGATTTGAAATGGAGCAAGAAGCTCAAGAATTACAAAATGCTTCTATTAAAGCTTTACAAGCTCGTTCAAGAGCAAGAATGGCAGCTGGTGACGCTGGGGTGGATGGTAACTCTGTAGATGCTTTACTCAATGATTTCTCTAGACAAGAAGCTAGATACCGATTCGGCTTAACAAGACAAGGACAACAAAGAGATGTAGCCAGAAACCTTGCTATGCGTGATATGAACCAACAGTCTTACAACAATCTGTTGACTATCAATAAACCAATAGAACAACCAAACTTCGGAGAGTCTTTACTAAGTGGTGTAAGCACTGGTCTCTCTGTATATAGTGGACTTAAACCATCATAATGGCTAAACAAACTTTAAAATCATTACTAGGACTCTCTGACAAACGAGAGCAAGTGGAACTCAATCTTGATGATCAAGTGTTCAACGCTCCTAGTGTACAAGCTGGTAAATATGTTGTAGCTGCTCCTAGATACACAACATCTAATACAGCTAGTCAGTTATCAAACGCTCTAGGTAAATACGCTGGACCTATTGCTAGAGGATTAGGTAACATAGAGCAACAACGACAAGAAGAGTTTGCAGAGCTAGCTGCCTCTACACCAACAGAGATCTTACAAGCTATTCAGAAAGGTGACATAGATCCAGTTAAAGAACAGTTTGATGAGTTCTCGGTTAAGCTAGATCAAGCTGAAAGAAAGAAACTAATCAAGTTCTCCGAGAATCCTAATAATTATATCCGTGCTAGTCGTGTTCTAGGTGATCGTTTAGTTGGGCAGTATCAAGCTGATCTAAGAGAAAGGAGAGATGAGTATGCTTCTAAACGAGATGAGAATGGTGATTATATACCAGCTAGAGATCAGATGAATGAGATCGCTGATCAGTTGATAAAAGATAATAATTTATCTGGATACGCACTAAGAGCGTTTAATGAGGGTAGATTAAAGTTTGAAGCTCAAGAAGAGTTATACATTAACCAAAGACAAGACGAATTTTTTCAAGGTGAAGTAGATCACAATACTAAAACCAATCTTATAGCTGCTATAGGTAATGAAAACTTAGATGACTTTGCTCAACAGTTTCAGTTAGGTACAAATAATAAAACAGTACCAGAACAAACCACTATGCTTAAAGATATCGTTACAAAAGCAGCTGAGTTAGATATTGCAACTGCTAGTGCATTTGTAAAGAAACTAGAAGAAGATGAGGGGTTCTTAACTATTGGTAGTGGTTCTGAATTAGGTGATAGTTTACTTAATGATCTTAATGATGTATTAGAGGCACAAGAATCAGTAAACCGTCAACGAGAAGAGGTGGACATAAACAACACTAAAAAAGATTTAGCAAACATTATATTAAGTTCTAGTGAATCTCTTAAACAAGGTCAGTCGTTAGGAGAGGTAGAGTTACCATTGATAGATTCAGATGAAACTATTACCGTAGATTTATCTAAGGTAAAAACAACTGAAGATTTATATACTACAATTAAAGAGCAGTATGTAAACAGTAACCCAGATGCTACAACTAGAGCTACGATTCTCTCTGGGTTAAGTCAAGATATCCAAACTTTAGAACAGGCTGAAAGTGACTTTTATCAAAAAGCTGGTCTAGATAAAATTGAAGCAGAGTTAACTACCGCTTATGCTGAAAGTATTGAAGGTGTTAACTTGTACGGTTTAAACGATACAGAAATTACTAGTAAGGTATCTAGTTTAACACAAGAGTTAGAAATAGAACTCAAAAGAATCTATAATGATCCTACATTAAGTAATATTCAAAAACAAGAACAAGCTACTCTAGTTGTATCTAAACAGTCCAGAGCTATCGCAGAGCAACAACGACAAGATGCTGACACTTTCATAACCACTAGACAAACAGGGAAGTTCTATACCAGTGTTGGTTTATCCGCTACTAACAATAGTGTTAGTCAAACTTTAGTTAGACAGTTAACAGCTAACGATGAGTTAACTGG